TTTCAGAGTAGGGAAACTTCTTTTTTCCGACCATAGGCATAGCGCTCTCCTTTATTTCCAGACACGATCAGCAACAAAGGTAATTACACCGCCCATGAATGAAGCGATAGTCATACCCATCCAAAATCCACCCTTGCCTTTGTTGGCAAGTTCCAACAAAGCCTTCACATCTTTACTCAAAGAGTGAACTTCCGCCTGGAGAGCCTCGACTTGAGCCTCCAGCCTTCCAAAATCTCTAGCGTCTATATCAGACATTTGCAACTTTCCTTGGGCGACCCATGCGCCGTACAACTGGCGGCATGAAGGGAGTATCTTTCCTCACTTCATCAGGAATGTCAGACACTTCTTGTTCATCAATACGAACATAACCCTGATGACCCTTCATTGAGTCAATGTCATGTTGCAAGGTAAAACTCACTGTATTACCAGACTGAAGACAACGAAAAGTAGCCATTGAAACCCTTAAATAAGAAAGGGGGGACGAACCCCCCTATTCTCAAAGCACTGCCCGACCAATCACAAGTTGCAATGTGGTTGAGGCTAAGTCAACTGAACCTGCTGTTGGGTTGTAGGTCACAATAGTCACAGTGTTAGCGGCAGAAATATAGGCTCTACGAACCAATCCTGCTTCACTCACACCAATTGACATACCAAGAACCATGTCACCCAAAGCAACGCCTGGAACAGTTACTGTGTCAGTAGCCGTAGCAGTAGTAGCGATTGAGGCGCTATCTAAAGTACAGGAAACATCCCAAGTATCTGTAAACAGGCCACGAAATTGATCGTTACCACGGCGGGAAACGACTGCGGTTGCTGCTGCCATTTTGATTTCTCCTAATTAGGTTAAAAAAGTCCCCCCACCACTAGGGCAGGGGGCGCAACTGCAATTAGGCGGGAACCAAAAGTGCAAACATAGATGCAGATTTGGCTGCACTTACGCTTGCGGCTGAACGCAGAATCTGAACGCCATACAAGGTATCAGAGGTAAACAGAGTAGCCAAATACTCTTGTTTGTACTGAACTTGTGAGCGAACAGCAACCTGCTCAACCAAAACCACTGCATCACGATGACCCATGAGACAAACTCGCGCAGCATTAGAACCTGATGCAGTGTCGCAATTGCTTGAGACAAACACAGGAATGCCATACAAGTTACCGATCTCACCAGTGCGAATGGTACTGTTAGTACCGCCCACAAAGGCTTGCTCAGTGTAACGAGCCAAACCCATCAGGGTGTTGCGACTTGATGGAGGAATCAAGAAGAAACGCTGATCCATAGGGGTATCGGTATCATCCAAACGCTGAATAGTGCGGCGAATGGCGGCATCGGTCAGTGCTGACTCATTGTTGCTTGCGGCAACATAAGCAGAAGTACCATCACCACCAATGAACGCACCAGTTGCGTAAGCATTAGTACCACCACCACCATTGGTAGAACGACCCAACTGAACCAAGTCGGTATCAACTTGTTTAGCCAGGGCATAACCAGCGTCAGAGGTGTAGAAGTTACGCAAGCTGTTCAGGGCTTGGGCCTCGACAATATCCTCAATCAAGCGGCTATATTCATAGTGCTTGTTGATCGACACGGTTACTTCAGACTCAGTAGCTGCAATCAAAGTGACTGCGGCTTCTGCGGCCTTGGCAGATGCTGAACCACGGGTAGGTGCGGGGATATGAATCGTATCGCCCTTCTTACCTTTGAAGTTCATCTTCATAACAAGGTTAGCAAGAACCAAGTTTTTCTTGTAAGCCGCAACAATCTCATCACTCCAAATGTCAGGAATGAATTTGTCTGCTGTGGTCGTAGTAACTGAGTTACTGGGGGAAAATGCTGTTGCCATGTTGTTTCTCCTAAGAAACGAAAGTTAAGTTACTTAACCCGTCCATCTGCGTATGCTTGCATGATTTCACCACTCAAAGCATCGTATCTGTCAGGTTCTGTCATCTTCAGCCGAATCAGGTCAGCCCTACGATAAACCCTCTTTGAACTCTCACCAGTTCCACCAACATCCACTTGTGCGGCCTTCATGCTCTGCTTCCTGGCGGTTTCACCCGCTTGTTCAGTCTGCTTTGACTTGACACCACGCAACTGCTTGTAAGTAGACAGCAACTCATTGGCACTATCGTAATCGAACTCACCATCTGCTTTTGCATACAGACCAAGGCGAACAGGCGAGGATTTCACCCAATTCACAAAGTCCTGATCTTGAGCAATCTGACTGTAGTCGGGATGCTCTTGCGTTAGCTTCTGCTGAATCTGCATCCTTTTGAAATCCACACCCGCTTGACGGGCTGCGAGAACATCAGGATGATTATCAATAGTCTTCTGAACTGCCTTCTGTGGATTCTCAAAGAAATCTACTTCAGGCTCTTCCTCTTTAATAGTCTGTTGCTTTGAACTGAGGTTCTGCTTTATGAGTTCGTCAGCGAGTTTCCTTACCTCTCCCACTTCTTGCGCTTGCTTGCCAATCAACTTCTCAGCTTCTTGGTGCATCCGAACAATGTCTTCCAGACTTTTATCCCTGTATTTATCAGGGAGTCCAGGGCTTGCTGGCGCAATGGTGTCAGATAGCTTGGATTCTTCAGCTTCTAACTCACTCTTCATCTCAGGTTCTTGGTCAATCAACATATTATCCCTTTTTCCTGCCGTTTCGGTTATAGGAGAATCAACTCGGCGTTTATGCTTGTGAGTTGTGCTTTTGCTCCCACTTCAACTGATCTAGGTGTTTTTTCTCGAACCTTCCATGCTCTGATGGGAAAGAACCAGACCACCCTTCTAGTTTGAAGTTTGGAGCAGAAAGAATGCGGTTGGCTGTTTCACCACATTCACACCTAAAACTCTGAGCCTCATAAACACAGAGTCTTTCGGTTTTATGCCCGTTTGCACAGGCAAATTCAAACATTCTTTTCATTTAGTTCCTCGTATGCTCTCTCGCTGACCTCTTTCAAGGTTTTCAGCCAAGTAAGTATAGAAAGTTCACCTTTTTTGAATTGTAGGCTTTGTTCATCAGAAATCACAGATATATTATTCAAGGATGCAATCATGGTGTCAATATCCTCCACCAAATCTTTCCACCCATCACTTCCCATCATAGAAAAGCGATTTTCATAATATTTCTGTAGTTCTTGATTCACCAAGGTACTCCTGTAGCGGTTACAGGGTTCTTTTGCAATTCAATCTGAGCCTCTAAAGAAGCCTCTACAGCCGATTTATCCACACCATTGGCCCATATCCATCCTAAGACTGTTTCTTTGGTCAAATCAGCGTAGGGAATGTTTGCAGTTCCATCACTCCATGAACAAGTGCTGATGACAGATGCAGAGTAATCCCCATCTGTTGCATTTGCTTGCCAATGTGCGGTAGTGACAAAACCATCTGAGGTTTGTCTGTCAAGTTGACTGATGTTCCAAGTAATCATGCTGACTCCAGTGCAGTGATACGGGCGGTGAGTTGGGTGATGAGGGCTTGTTGTTCTTGCATTGCCTTAATGAGCATAGGAACAAACACGGACATCTTTACGCCCTTGGTTGTTGTGCCAAGGTCGTTGCCATCTTTATCTTGATCTGGCGTCTCATGAACTAAACCGGGAAATACTTGTTCCAACTCTTGGGCAATTACGCCAATCTGTGTGTGAGTTTCATAGCCCAGTTCACCTTTTAAGTTGTAATTGACTACACGAACCTGCATGAGCTTTTCTAGCTTTGGCGTTGCATCCGTTATATTTTCTTTGACTTTTATGTCAGAAATTGGGCCATAACTGTTGTTGGCGTTTTGAATATTGCCGTTGCCGTAAATCAAAATATTGTTGGTTGGGCCGCTTGATTGACCAACAAAATGATACCAACCAGTTCCTGCGGCTGTTGCGCTCACACTTACAAAGTGGCCTCCTGTATAACTGGTTCCAGATTCAGCATAAATAACAGTGTTGCTTGTTGAACTTCCTAAAGATACTGCAAGTCTTTTGTTTGTTGCACCCGTAGTCCCCACCAGCAAGTTACCGCTTGCCGTTACAGTCACACGCTCTGCCAAAGTGGTCACATCGCCATCTGGAGAAGTCCAAATAGTAAAATCTGATGCGGCATTTACACCATTTTTCAAAAACTTAGCGCCAAACCATACGGGTGTAGCCGAAATGGTTCCATACCTAACGCCCCAACCAGTTAATTCGCCAGCGTTAGTTCCAATCGTGCTTCCTTGCATATAGCTTGTATATGTCTTTACTGCGTTTGGAGTTGTGCCAGTGCCCTTGGCATTAACATCAAGAATTGATACTGGCGAACTTGTCCCAATACCCAAGTTACCGCTTGCATCAAGGGTCATTGCTTGGGTGAAGGTAATGGCGTTACCTGCTGTGCCAGAGGGGGCTGTGCGCCAAACATGAGAACCTTGATATTGATAATAATCGGAAGCTTGTGATGTGGTTGAATAAATATAATTAGTGCCGTTAAAAAAACTATTTTGATTTAATTGAAGAACTCCAGAAGCTGACCAAATAGACCCGGCAGTTAATTGAATTGCTTTAGTACTATTAGCAGTTCCCCAAGCACTAGGCGTAACACCCAATCCCAAGTTACCCGAGCTATCAAACCTTGCCACTTCCGCACCGCCTTCAGCAAAGGCAATGGTGTCAGCCGCAGGGAAGAATATGCCTGTGTTGGTGTCGCCTGTCGTGGTGATACTTGGCGTACCTGCTGCGCCAGCAGCAAAGGTGGCAGTTGATGATGCTGATATTGTAGTTGCCGCCACTGTACTTGGAGTAGTAGCCCCCAAAGTACCATTCATCACAGCACCCGTCAGCGTCTTATTGGTTAATGTATCAGTCGTTGCTTTACCAACCAAGGTGTCAGTAGCCGCAGGAAGCGTCAAAGTGGTAGTACCAGCCACCGCAGTTGCCGTGACTGTAGTAGTGCCTGATGTGGTTCCAGCAAGAACAAGTGTTCCAGAACCTAGTGTTGAGGTTGCCATAATTTTCCTTTAAGGTGTTCCATTGGAGACAATGTTTGCAGAAGAGGTAATCAATCCAGTTGAAGACATTGATGCAATTGTCGTTGCCCCATACTTGAATATCAACTTTCCACCACTTTCTTCAATCGTGAAGTTCGTAGTCAAGAGTTTAGGTGTAGATGCCGCAGTTCCAGTAGTGTTCTGGTTGAATGTGGGAAATGAAGTCAAAGATGCCGCTGATCCATTAGGAGCCAATACATCAGTACCAATTACCAATCCAAGGTTTGTCCTGGCTCCAGATGTAGTAGTTGCACCTGTACCACCATTCAAAACCGCAACAGTACCCGTCACATTAGATGCTGTGCCAGTGGTGTTCTGGTTAAAAGTGGGAAAAGAAGTCAGGTTTGCAGCCGACCCATTAGGAGCCAACACATCAGTGCCAATAACAAGACCTAGATTGGTTCTGGCATCTGAAGCATTAGATGCGGCTGTACCACCACTAGTCACCGCCAAAGCATTGGCT